AATGCTCCTTTAGATCCTTCTCCATCTACGGTCCCTGATATATCATAAGAGTCACAACCAAATGCTCCCATGTGTTCGTTACCAGGGTATTTAATACCATTTTTAATTACCACCTTGTTTTGTATTCCAGAAGGTGGAACCCAACTAACTTTAAACCTACCTTTTGGGTCTGGATAAAATATTACTTGAGAATCTTTAATACCACTTACCCATTGAAAATTACCTTGAGTAACTCCTAAGGTTCTAGACATCTCTTCGTTATAATCTATCTGCTCATATATTTTAACTAAGTTAAATATACTGTTTTTTGTTTCATCACGAAAAGCGTGCTCTGTTGTTCTTGGAAACTGACGGTAAAACTCATTTAAAGCGTCTTGATCATCTTTTAAACCATCAGCTTCGTTTTGCCAACTATCTATTACGCCTATATCTATTAATTCACCATCTGGGGCGAATACGTCTGAGTCAGGAGTATCAAATACTGGAAGTCCGTACTCGTCAATAAATCCTTCGTAGTTCCATTCCATTGGGATAAACAAAGAGTATAAACCAGATTTTGTCTGACCGTTTCTATTTCTTTTAGTGACATCGGATGCGTTATATAGTTTTTTAAAATTGTCTCCACCTTTATCTAATGCGTTTGAAGTAGAGCCCATCATACATTTACCAACTATTCTACTACCTAATCGTAAACATGTTTTTGTAACTCTCCAGTTGTTTAA